AGAATCAAGGTGATGGTAGTAGTAAGAGAATCTTTGAACGCTTTGTTGAATACAATAAGGGTAGAGATATTGTTTTATCAGTTAGGTCTGATAATGATAGGGCTATACAATTTTATAAAAAAAATGGTTTCATTAAAGTTAGTGATATTGAATGGGGAAAAACAAACCAAGTAAAAGGTGAGGTTTATCTGTTAGAGCAAAAACCATTGTATAGATATAAGGAGAATACATTTGCCTAAACTAGGAGTTATAAAACATTTAGATATAGAACCATCTTTATTTGACTTTGATAAAGTGCTAGACTATATTGATAATACAAAGTTTTCTAAAGTCAAAACAAAATATAGTAAGGGTGATGATTGGACAGCAATATCTTTGAGGGGATATGGTCCTACACCATTGGATATCTTAAAGCCAAATGTTCTAAAAAGTAAGGTAAAGGTTGAGGCTGTTTTACAAGATACTTCGCTAGTTGGAGAAGATGGATTCCAACCAATCAATGATATACTAGCAAAGATACCATCAACATTTGAACGAGTTAGGTTTATGAAAATAAAAGCTAACTCAAGTATCGGAAAACATTCTGATAAGATTGATAAGGACTTTGGATTAGAAGATGGAAACATAGTTAGAATCCATGTTCCTATCAGAACTAATGACCAGGTTAACTTTTTACTTTGGGAAGGTAAAAAGAAAACGGAGAACTATTTAGAGGAAGGTCATTATTACTATGTGGATGTTACAGCACCACACGCCGTCAAAAACAATAGTGATGTAGATAGAATACATCTGGTTATAGACACATATGTCAACGATGAAGTAAGAGAATTATTAGAAGTTGAAACTTTCTGATAAATATCGCTTGACTCTTTTATTTATTCTGTGTATATTAAGGTATGGAAAAAAGAGATAACAATTAATTTAAACATAAACAATAAACTAAGGAAAACTATATGAATAAATTACGAAATTCAATTGAATACCTTGCTGACTACAGAGCCGTTATGGCAAAAACACCTGGTGATTTTACTGAAAATTTTACTGAACAAACTTTCGGAATATCTAATTTTGGAGAGTTGATTGAGTTATCAGAAGATGGTACGATTGATAACAAAACCAATCGTGGTATAGAGTTAGATAAAAAAGATAGATACACAGCAAAAATAAATCATAATATTAGATTTTGTTCTGGTATATCCCGTAAAGGTTGTTTGGAGTTATCAGTTATAACTGAAGATCCTGATAACACTTTTTGTAAACAAACTAAAGCCTTGATAAGTGATTGTGGTACATTTTTATCTTTAGCTTTACTAGGTGGGGATTTTTATGATGAAAAAGTTCTAACACCAACTGAGTTCAAAGGGGTTTTAACTGCAATTGATACCAATTTTTATAAAGATTTAAAATTTGTTAAAATTGTTAGGGGTGTCATTGATAATCTACCAAAGGGAAAGAAAGCTCAAAAAATCTCTTGGAAACAAATAGTAACTGCTAATGATGAAATAAAAGACTACTATTGGAATGTACCAGTTCTTAATTGGGATTTAAGGGCATTAACATTTCATTTACATGCTTCTGATATGAGAATGTCTAACAATACTGCTAGTGATTGGTGTGCTTTTGATTATTATATGAATCCACTAAAAGGTTATGATTCCTATCATGAAATATTTGATGGTATTGAGTTACAGAAATGGGCATACTCCAAAGAGGGTTTAGGTAAAGGTAAGATGGAAAAAGAAACTGTGATGGCTAGTAAGGCACACAAGTTCGTTTCAGCTGGATTAAAATCTTTGATTATTTCAAACTACATAGTAAACTATTTGGATTTTACTAATATCGATGGTAAAACTGGTAGAAGAGAGTTTGTTCAATTTTATAAATGGATGAGACTATTTGAATCTGGTGGTGAGAATGAACCAGAGTTTTCATTTTGGACAGATAAATTTTATCAAATTGTTGCTGGTAATACTTATGACGATATGACTAAGTTTTATGCGGATTTTTATTCTGTTTACAAGAATCCAGCATGGAAGTTTTTGGTAAATAAAATCGACCAATTGGATATTAAGTATGTTAAAGATAATAATGAAAGTAAATCAAACAGTAATATTCAAACTCTTAGCCCAAAAAAAGAGGATATGGGGTTATTTCTTGTTTCGTTAGTTATGAGGATGAGAAAAGATAATGTAATTGGCATTGATGCTGCTATTGAAGTAGTCATTGACTATTATTATGATATTATTACTCAAGACTATAAAGTTGGTTTTGATACCATGCCAGTATATGAAGCTGTTGCTAAGAAACATATTTCACCAGGTAGTGCTGATGCTCGTATGGATAATGTTGTAACACCATTAATAAATGCTGTTGAACTTTATTTTGAAGAAGATGGAAAAGATAGGGCTAGAGAAAAACAACTTCGTGATTTATCCAAGCCAATTTTCAAGGGAATTGTTTTAGATAATATATTCCCATCAGAGATTAAATGTTTTCCTTTATCTGCTAATGGAACAATAGATCCTAATCAAATGAAAACAATTAACTTAAACACATTAGATGGTTTACATTGGCTTCATCCAAACAACGATGATAATCTTGCTGATGAAGGTTTCATTGGTATGACCTCTGATAATCTGAGATCCCAATATAAACATTTGAATTGGGATAATGTCATGGGTGTGGATATCGAAAATAGAGGAAAATCTTATTGGAGATTAGTTTGGGAGTCGAATATAATGAAATATGAAGAGATGGAACATGGTTTTGAAAGATTGGCGCTAGGACAATGTTTGCCAGTTATAAAGAAACTATCAGAAACAGATTTAAATGTAGTGGGGAAATAATATGAAACAACTAACACCAGAAGAAATACAACATAATTGGGGTAACCTAAGACAACTGATAGATGCTACCTTTTCAGGCGAAAGGTTGGAAAGATTAAACGAGATGTATGACTTCTTTGAAGAAAGAATGTGTTTGGCGCCAGCTAGTGGTAGAGAACACTTCCATAATGCTCATCCAGGTGGTTATGTGGAACATGTTCTACACATCACACAGTTTTCTTATCAGATTTACAAGTTATGGAAACAAAACGGCGCTACAATTGATAACTTTACCGTAGAAGAACTATTATTTGCTGCTCTTCATCACGATTTAGGTAAGGTTGGAAACCTTGTAGAAGACAACTATATAGAGAATGACTCAGACTGGCATAGAAAAAATCAAGGGTTGATATATAAACACAATCCAAAGATAGATTATATGACAATTACTGATAGAGCTTGTTGGATACTACAACATTTTGGTGTCAAAATGACAGAAACTGAGTTCATTGGTATGAGGTTGGCAGATGGATTGTATGAAGAAGCTAACAAAGGTTACTATATGAATTGGAGTAAGGATAATCAGTTGAGTACTAATCTGGCTTACATACTACATCAGGCTGATATGATGGCTAGTAAGATTGAGTATGACCAATGGGCAAGAGGTGACCACGACCTTAAAGTAGATAAGGTTAAAGAAGAGAAAAAGAAAACAGAACAATCTAAAGCTGCCAATCAGGCATTTAAAGAGTTATTTGGAGAATAAAATGAAAGAAATAATAAAAAATAGTCAAGAAATTATCAGAATACAAAATAAAGAATACAAAGGTAGTGACTTTATTGATGTCCGAGTATTTTACGAAAAAGATGGTGAATACCTACCTACTAAAAAAGGTATATCTTTTAATCCAAAAATAGCAAAAGATGTGATAGAAGGTATAATGGATTCGATTGAATAAGATGAAATGTTGGCATTGTAAAAGTGATTTGATATGGGGTGGTGACCACGATATAGAAGATTTAGATACAGATGGAGATGGTATCTTAACTAACTTATCTTGTTCCAATAAAAAATGTAATACCCAAGTTGAAGTATATCATTATTTTGATAATGAGGAAGAAAAAACTAAACACTTTGCTGAAGGATTTCATAGTGGAGATTGGGAGTCAGATAATTAATGGGTGTTGAAGCCAATACTAATAAAACCGAGTATGTGCA